GGCGGCGTCGGTAGACGGCGTAAGTGCGAGCACTGCGGTTGCTACTTTATTACCCATGAGACCTTGTCTCAGATCATGAGGGCGAGATGAACGGACGCAGCCTAAAACCTGTGGGCTGTCTTGTGGCTTGGGATGAGATACGGGGCGTTATGGCCTCGATCTCCCTTGAGCTAGAAGAAGAACCTGACAAAACAGATGCAGTGTTGTACGCGATCATGGGCGACATGTTCGATCTCGACATGGAGGTCGAGGGTGACATGCTCACGATCACGGGCAACAAGTACGACATCTGGTCATGGTTGACGTTCTCGATGTGGTATTCGGTGGACGAGTCATGAAGCTCCACAACTGGGTGCTCGACGGATTCCTTACCGAGTACCAGAACGAAGGATGGGACTTCATGTTCCAGAAGGACGCCATCTTGTGGTGGGCCTGCGGCTCCGGTAAGACGCTAGCCGCATTGTTATGGGCCTCGTCACAAGGTGAGTCTGGTAAGACGTTGGTCATCACGCGCGCTCCGGCCCGGCGGCAGTGGCAGCGCGAAGTGTCGCACTACACCGATGGTCGCGCTATCGTTGGTGAGGGCAGGACTCCGATGCCGATGGCAGAGATGGAGGACGCGGACATCTTGATCCTCTCATGGGAGACGATGCCCTACTGGATAGACGCCCTTCGTGACTGGCGTAACAAGGCAGGTAAGTTGTACGTCGTCTACGACGAGCGTCACAAAGGCAAGTCTTGGAAGCGAAAGAAGAAGTACCTCGCGCGAAACGGCACGGTCAAGTACCAGTCAGCGGAGAACCGAGCAGCCGCAGCCGCTGAGATCTCGGGCATGGCGTACCGCCGCCTTGGCCTGACGGCCACGCTCATCCGTGATAGAGTCGCGGACCTGTGGGCGCAAGCGGATTTGATATCGCCGAAGTTCTTTGGTTCTAACTGGGATTTCGTACACCGCTACTGCGATGCGAAGCCCGGAGCCTTCGGAGGTCTGGATGTCTCGGGCAGGTCCAACGAGGCGGAGTTAAAAGAGAAACTAGCAAGAATAGTCCACGTTGTCTCTCGCGAGGAGATGGCGCGGAACCTGCCGCCCAAGCGGAGACAGCTAGTGTATCTGTCTAAGAGCGACCAGATGAGACCCGCAGGCTTTGCGGCGGACATGAAACGTGCAGCCAAGAACGGGGCACAAGCTCTGTTCGAGACGCGACTGCTGGAAGCCGCAAGCCGCAAGCGGAACTGGATAGCGGAGACGGCGGCAGATGCCATCGACGCGGGACAAAAGGTTTGCGTTCTAACTGGGCGCAGGAAGGACTGTGAGGCCCTCGCGAAGCTCATCACGAAGAAGGCCAAGGGCAACCCAGTCTGGACTGGTCACGGCGGCGACAGCACCCAATACAGGGATTCTATTGTAAAAGAGTACGCCAACCACGATGGCGCGGGAGCTTTCGTTGGAACCACTGATGCGTTCGGTGAAGCTATTGATGGATTGCAGAACACAGACCTAGTGATATTCGGCCTACTACCTTGGACGCCGGGACAAGTGACACAGGCTGAGGGACGATTCAGTCGTCACGGGTCGAAGCGTTCGGTACTAATAATGTACACAGTAGCGCAGGGCACGGTGGACGAGCACGTCGCTGACATCCTTTTGACAAAGCTCCAAGCTGTCGAGGCTGTACTAGATGATAAGGAGTCTGGGGAGGTAGCGAGCACGCTCGCTGGCGACCAAGATGAGGACGCGATCATAGCTTCAATCTTGAGCTTGTGTTCTTGACATGTTCTTGACATCATCTTGACATGTTCTTGACACAACATCTGGGGGGACGGGTTATACTGACTACGTCAGCAACAAAGCGGGCAACAACCATAGAGGACAATATGACAACAGCAGATCAACTCAACGCGAAGCAGTTCTACCGAGGCGGCGACGGCCCTCTTGTCCCCGGCGTCATCGCCTACTTCACGACATCCGTCTCGATGGCGTCGTTCTACGGAGAGGTGAAGCGGTACCGGCTCAACGTCAAGCGTCCGAAGTTCGTCACCCAGAGCGAGTGGATGTCGGGGCTAACCTCGACAACCATCCGATGCGATCGGTCAGCCCTTGAGCGTCTCGCGTCCGAAGGGTACGACGCGGCGGTCCTGACCTCTCACACCTTCAACGGCGACGAGTTGACCATCCTAGCCCTCGACGGACTCGCAGCAAGCACCCCCAACAACTAAACAACCAACCGGCCCCTTCGGGGGCCACAACCACGGAGGACAATATGGGATACGATTGCACAACATGTGGGACAGAGTTCCAGCACGAGCTTCAAGTCTACGGGACCGGCGACACCTGTGATCTCTGCGAAGGCGAGCTTGAGCCTGACCCCTCGTTCACCGTTCTTTACCTTGTAGACTTAGACTGGTTTATTGCGGTACCACGGAGGGCAGCATGAAGTACATTGACGCAGGCCCATCGCCCGCTGGCTGGAGCAGACTCTCGAACGTGCTGAAGTGCCCGCGCTACTACGCGCTGAACAGAGAGCATGACCGCACGACTTCGGACGCACTGGTGCGCGGCTCGCTGATGCACATCGCGCTCGCCCATCACTATGCAGCCATCGGCGCAGAGCAGCGCGACACCCAAGTCGAGTACCTCAGCCCTGAAGCTGCGGTCGAGAGGTGTGTCGCCGAGGCGAACTGTGAGCTTCACGACAAGTGGAAGGACAATGTGATTGGCGTGTACCATCAGTACGCGATGATGTACCCAACCCCAAGCTGGCGCGTCCAAGCTGTCGAAGAGATTGTCTCGACCAAGGTCCGTGATGACGTGCGAGATGTCTCGTATGATTACACGGCTCGCATCGACCTCATCGTAGCCCACCACGGCAAGCACTACTTCGTGGACCACAAGACGAGCTTCATGATTCTACGCAAGACGTACAACAAGTATACTCTGTCGGGCCAGTTCCTCGGACAGCAGATGATGGGACGCGAGATGTTCGGTGACGACTTCGGGGGCGTCATCCTGAACCTCATCGGCTGGGATGATAAGAAGCCCGTTTCTTCGTTTAAAAGGAAAGTTCTGCCATATGCAGAAAGATCTGTTGCACTGTTCCCCGATACGGTTATAATGGGTGAGAGGATGATAGCCGACTTCAGCGGGAGGGATGCCTTCCACTGGCCCGGCGCTCATCGGGAAACAGCGTGCCAAACAACCTATGGCCCCTGTAGTTTTTTCGACACCTGTAAGAGAGGAGGACACTATGAGTAAGCTACCGTTTGTATTCGGTATCGTGTATGCTGCGCCCAAGAAGGGCAAGACCCTCGGCCTGATTAAGGCTGACCCCAAGGCGTTGGTCATCACGCCCGTTGGCGGAACATCCTGCGCCGAGTACCTTGGTGTAGAACCAGAGACTTGGCTTGTTACGCCGGACACTCGTGTGGATAAGATCATCGAGGTCATCAACCGGGCGTCGAAGTCCAAGAAGTTTCGCACCATCATCATTGATGACTTCAGCCTTATCGCTGATTCAGAGCTTCACCACATCCAGACCAACCCGCGCAACGCTGGCTTCAAGGCGTTCGACGTGTTGAACAAGGTGATGTACAAGCTGCGTGATGCAGCCCGGAATGCTGGCTGCCACGTCTTCCTAGTCATGCACGAGACTCCTCCGCGCGAGGTGACCCGTGACAATAAGACTGTCTTCATCCCCGGACATCCGTCCATCACAGGATGGAAGCTCCCGGAGAAGATCCCGGCGATGGCTGACTTCGTGGTCCGCATCAAGCACGACCCTCGCGCCATCAGCAACTGGCCGTATGTATACCAAGCCGCGCCGACGCCTGACTACATTACAGGTAGCCGCTTGGCAATGATGCCCGGCTTCTCACCCACCAACATCCGCGAGGTCATGATTGCCACGGGCTACGACCTGCCTCGCCCCAAGGGCATGGAGTGGATGGACGATGCGGCGGAGGCCGTTTGTCAAGAGCTTGTCAAGGCGGGAGCCAAAGACAAGAGAGCGGTTAAGAAGTGGTTGTCCAGCGATGGTCCCGCCTTGGCGGAAGCATACAAGGACAAAGACCCAAGACACGTTCGCTGGGCAATCAGCGACGGTATCGATCGGGCGGTGCTTCGCCGCCATAAAACCAACCTGTTGGCCGATTTTATCGACAACTTTTAATAGAGAGGGAGAGTAAGATGGCTGTTATTTTTAGAGTAGACACAGACGACATGAACAGTGGCAAGCTGGAAGAGCGGGGAATCTTCAAGGTAGAGGTCAAGACCCTCAAGCCCGAGGTCAGCAAGAGCGGGAACAGTATGCTTAGCTGGATGGCTGAGGTCGTCGAGGGCGACCAGAAGGGATGTGTTTGTTACGGACGCATCTTGATTCCAACGGCTGAGATGAAGTGGCCACGTCAGCGTTGGTTGAAGATGCTGGAGTCCTTCGGCAACACCTTGGAAGATGCTAAGGGCATCATGGACGACGGTGTTGACGACGAGCTTCACGTCATCGGACAGCACGGATGGCTTGAGTTTACCCCCGGCGTCGGCGAAGGCTCCTTCCCTGAGACGGAGTGGGTGACCGAGCGTGAGGCCAAGTCTCGCACGGCTATCGCAGCCGAGGCAGCCGCCGCTCGTGCCGACATGGAAGACATGCCCTTCTAATCACTTTGGGGCGTCCTAATCTTACGGTCGGTTATGTCCTTCCTGTCCGTAAGTAGGGTTCGTGGTTGTCCCCGTGGGGCGTCCCATTTATCTCAAGCGAGGGTCTTTGTAGACTCTTTCTTCAGCGGAGTTAGGTCAGGCTAGAGGTTTTACTAAATTTCCCCCTACCTGTCCGCGCAGAGGCCCTCGCTTTTGGAGACATCATGAACTGCTGGTACTGTAAAGACACCGAACTAATCTGGGGCGGAGACCACGAAGCCGAGGGCAGCACGGTGTACAGCATGGTCACCAACCTGACCTGCCCCAAGTGCAGCGCGCTCGTCTTGGTCTACTCCGGTGTTGAATCTGAAGAGCCTCCGGCAAGGATTGTCTTAGATGATGAGGCCTGAGTTCTACCGGCCCGGACGTAAAGCAACCGCCGCGCTTGAGCGGCTCATGAAGTTCTGGGATGTCGAGCGGAAGGACTGTACACCGAAGGAGAAGTCTGGGTTTACCATGCTGGTGCGCCGTAGACTTGTAAAGAATAAGAGGGGCACCTACATCCGCCCTGACTTTGACACCATGGAAGAACTAGACACTTGGCTTGATTGGGTCGAGGATTCTCTAGGCATCGAGAAGGGAGGACAAGATGGGGTTCGACAAGGCTAACTGCGCCAGTTGCCCGCTACGCAAATACTGGCAAGCGGAAGGACGTTGGGAGAGGGTTGACTTCTTACATAACGATTCCCCTGTACTTATTCTTGGGGACGCCCCATCGAAGCAAGCGTCAGCCATGGGCAGAGCGTGGGCAGACACACACGGTGTAGAGATGAAGGACGCACTGGAGTCCGCTCGCGTCAAGGCTCACAACGTAGACTACGGATACGTTGTTGGTTGCCGGTGGCCCAAGGACGACCCTCGCATGTTTTTGCAGGTTCTCAAGAAGCGCAACCGCCGCCTCGCCTCCAAGGGCCGGACGTTGGAGATGTCGCCCATCGAAGCCTGCCGGGGCCATGTAGCAGAAGAGATGGCTAAGTACAAGACCGTCATCACCTGCGGGCCTATGGCTACCAAGTCAGTGCTGCCCGGCAACCCGTCGCTGGAGGCCGT